GAATGGAATTGAAGTTAAGACCTACAATGCCGATGAAGTTGAAGAGACCGACTTAACGGACGGACTTCCAATTAAAGTAAACGCAGATTGGGGCCGGGTTTGTTTTGATGTCCAATTTGACGACTGGGGCTCTGGAGAAGATTTTCTTCAGGTCAGATGGACCTTTTCAAAGTCAGGAAACCCTCTCTGGCTTCCACCTGGGCACTCTTTAAGGGCTGAGCTGAGTGATAACCTAACTGGAATTACAAACCATCATTTTATGGCTCAAGGATGGGAAACGACAAACGAAGCTAAGGGAAGGAAAGCTTTCTTCTAATGCTGAATGTCAATACAGATCTTGACCAAGAGATGTCGAAATACACGCGGATGTGGAAGCTTGGTAAATACCGCGATCACTCACCCGCTGAGCATCTTCTGCAAAAGTACCCGCATCTCTTTGTCGATGAGTCTGTTGCGGTTGTGAACGACTATGGCTGTGGGACTGGCAGGGCTTTGCCCGAGCTTCGCCGGCTATTTCCAAATGCCGAAATCAATCAGATCGACATCACGGAAAATTCCAGGGATGAAGGTTTTGAAGCAGACAATTTTTACCAGGCTTGCCTTTGGCAGCTGGATGATCTTCCACATTGTGACTTTGGTGTGTGTGTTGACGTTATCGAGCATATTCCAACTCATCGCGTTGACGATGTGCTCTTTAATCTTGCTGGTGGTTGCGATCGTCTGTTTCTTCAGGGCAGCATGGTTAAGGACAACTGCGGAACGCTTATTGGAGAGACACTTCACTTGACTGTAGAGAATTGGGATTGGTGGGACCGTAAGATTAGCCAGTATTTTAATCCAATAGTTGAGCCTTCCGTAAATGACTCGACCTTTAAGGGGCTTTGGGTGCCGAAATGAGTACAGAAGTAAACATTTGCAACATGGCTCTTGCGCTATTAGGCGATCAGCGCATCGGTGCCTTAACGGACAACACTGAGGCAGCTCGAGCCTGCAACGCTGCTTACACCATGTGTCGAGATTCTGTTTTACGTAAGCATCCGTGGAATTTTGCGATTGAACGAGCGACCTTGGCTGCCGAATCCACAGGGCCTGATTGGGGCCCAACCAAGTCATTTGTCCTGCCGGTCGATCCCTATTGCCTTCGTGTCTTAGAGGTTCGCGATCATTATGACTATGAGTGGTCGGTTGAAGGCCGGAAGTTGGTTGGAAACATGGAAGTCGCTTACATCAAGTACATCTCTCGGAAAGAAGATCCTGCTGAGTTTGACGCAGCCTTTTCTATTGCTCTTTCCAGCTATATTGCTTCGAAGATTGCGGTTCGTCTCACGGGCAGCAATACGATTAAGCGTGATGCTGAAAGGGAGCATGAGAAAGACATGAAGGACGCGCGTTCTGCTGATGGGCAAGAAGGCGCTGTTCCTGAAACAACCAGCAACACCTTTTTGGATGAGCGCAACTAGTGCCCGACCAGAACATAATTACTAATGCTTTTCTCGGAGGTGAGATTAGCGAAAAGCTGTATGGCCGGACTGATCTTCCGATTTACGACCAGTCTGTAAAACAGCTGCGAAACATGCGCGTTCGCCCTCAAGGTGGGGCCGATCGTCGTGGTGGAACCAAGTTTGTTGCTGAGACGAAAGACAGTTCGGTTAAGAGCCGCTTGATTGACTTTGATCAAAAAGATGACCAAGCGTATATCCTTGAGATGGGCAATCTCTATGCTCGCGTTTTTAAGGACACTGACCAAGTTCGTGAGGCTGCGACTACGATTACAGGCATCACGGCCGCAAACCCTGCTGTAGTCACTACCAGCGCCTCTCACGGCTATTCTAACGGCGACCATGTGTGGCTAACTGGCATTGTTGGCATGACGCAGCTGAATAAGCGCCGTGTCACTGTAGCAAATGTTACTGCAACTACGTTCGAGTGCTCTGGAATCGACTCAAGCGCTTACACGGCCTATTCGTCAGCTGGAACCGCCGAAAAAATCTATGAGTTTACGACGACATACTTAACAGCGGATCTTTTCGAGCTTCAGACGGCTCAAGATCAAGAAGAGATGTTCATTGCCCATGAGGATTACCCTACGCGCAAAGTTACGCGGACTGGAGATACAGCATGGACGATCGCCAATGTTGATTTTCAGGATGGGCCTTACCTTGCCCTAAACACCACGCCAATTACGCTAACGCCTGGGGCTACTTCTGGCAGCACAACCCTGACTGCATCTACAGCTTTGTTTGCCACAACTGACACTTCAGGAAGTGGTGGCACTGGTCAATATGATCGCTTAGTTCGCTGGAAAGACCCTGCTGGTGCTTGGCACTGGATGAAAATTACTGGCTTTACCAGCACAACCGTTGTCAGTGTTGACATTATAGGCACGACACTATCTGCAACCACGGCGACAAAAAATTGGCGTCTTGGGGCATTCTCCGACACGACAGGGTACCCTCGTGCAATTTTTATTGCAGAGCAGCGTCTTGTTCTTGCTGCAAGCACAAAGCAGCACCAAACTTTTTGGTACTCAGCCGTAGGAAATTACGAAGAGATGTCGCCCGACGATGCGTCTACAGATGACGCAACGTCCTATACGATTGCCGCTAAGCGCGAAAACTCAGTTCAATGGATTTCTGGCATTGAGAGTGAGCTTTTGTGTGGCTCAACTCGAGCTGAGTGGCGTCGAACAGGGGCGATTACGCCGGCTGATGCTGCCGTCCGACCTATGAGCTACGAAGGCTCTGCTTTAATCCAGCCTGTTGAAACCCCTGACACGCTTGTTTTCGTTCATCGAACTAAAGCCCTGATTATGGGTGTGTCTATCAATCGGCGGAACACAACAACACCAATTTTTGAGACAGAAGATCTTACCTTTGCTGCCGATGACATGGCTGATGATGGTTATACGCAGCTGGCTTACTCCCATCACCCTTACAGATCCATTCTTGCTATCTGCAATGATGGGTGCTTGCTGCATTGCACCTATGACAAAAAGCGGGGCTCATTAGCTTGGTCTAAGTGGACAACTGACGGAAGCTTTGAATCTGTTGAGACGGTTCAGGTTCCCGACACAGGTATTAAAAAAACCGATCGTGCCTGGTTTATCGTAAAACGAACGATCGACGGCAACACAGTTCGATACGTTGAGTATGAAGATCCGGCGCTCAACACAGACTGCGCCATGTCTTACGATTCAACATTGACGGTCAATCCTGGAGGTCTTTGGCACCTTGAGGCCGAGACGGTCACAGTCAAGGCGGATGGTGCTGTTGTGCCAAGCCTTGTTGTTGGGACTGGCGACATCACACTTACCGCTGCGGCTGAAGAAATTGAAGCAGGGATGCCATTTACCCACACGCTCGAAACATTGCCGATTGATGCAAACTTCGGTCTTGGATCGACGATGGGATCAAAGAACAGGGCTCACAAGGTTATCCTGCTTCTTAGAGAGGCTCTAGGAAGCACGGTAAACGGTGATGATATCCAGTACAGGGACGCAAGTGACCCTATGGATGCTGCGCCACCGACAAAGACTGGTGTTGTAACTGTTATTCCCGATACGTCATGGAGTCGAGACGGAACGATTACCATTGAGGGAAGCCAGCCTTACAACTTCAGCATAAATGCTATTGTTATCCACGGTAATTACAGCGCGGTGTAGAGATGGGCTTTTTTAGCGGCATTAAGAAGGTCTTTAAGAAGGTTGCTAAGGTTGCCTTGCCGGCAATTGGCATCGCATCAGGTATTGGTGCTTTTGGTGCTATTGCTGGTATAGGGGCTGCTGGCGCTGCTGCGGGTAGTGCAGCTGCTGGCCTTACAGGTGCTTCAGCTGCTGCTGCGGCGCTTAGTGGAGGTGCGGCTGGCGTAACCTTTGGTAGTGCTGCGACAGGCATTGCAGGTGCTTTTAGCGGTATTACGTCTGCAATTAGAGGATTTGGAGGCTCGACCCTTGGTCAAGGCTTAAAAATTGGCGGCACTCTTCTGAATGCCTTTGGATCTTACCAACAAGCCAGTGCACAGGCTGATGTATTTGGCATTAATGCTGGTATTGCTGCGACTAACGCAGCTGAGCTTCAAGCCCTATTTGAGCTTCAGACAGAGGCTTTAGATACTCAGATTAAATCGACTAAAGAAGCCGCTGATATTCGAGAGAGAGAGATTGCGAATAAACGTGCACGGGCTATCCGTTCAGAAGGCTTTGGAAGACAGGCTATTGCTCGGGATCAGAGCATTCTAGGCTTATCCAAAACAGGCGTTACTCAGCGTCGTGACATCAACCAACAAATCATTGCTGCGACAATCTCAAATATTGATGCTCAGTCGGCAGAGGAACAGCGTCAGCTAGATCTTCAACGATCGGAGCTTGTTGGTCAGGCTCGATCGACGGCTGCGGCTGCTGGGTTGCGTGTTGACTCTGATTCGGTAACGGAATCGGTGAACCTAATTAATCGTGAAACAAATTTTGCAAAAAGCCTTGCCAAGATCACGGCTGATGTAGAGCGCGGTAATGTGCAACGCCGTGGAGACATTGATATTTCAGAAGCGTCTCAACGGCTGGACGAAATTAACCTTCGCTTTGGTGAAATTGACCAACGCTCAGCTGAGCTTTCGGCGTCACTTGAAGACGCCTTGTTTGATGCGGCGTTAGAGCTGGAAATTAGCCAGCGCAATGAAAGCATTGCGATTGAACGGGCTGAGTTTGAGAAGAAAATTCTGAAGAAGCGTAAGGATACAAGCGTTGCTGTTTCTCAGGCTCAGCAGCAAGCCTTTAATCAGCAGCAGTCTGCAGCTAAGCAGGCTGCCTTTATTAATCCGATCACCATTGTATCAGGGCTTGCGTAATGAGAACTCCTAGCTTTAGGCGCACACTTAGCCCAACATCGGCTGGCCGGCAGGATGTTCCTAACTTCAATCCGACTCGGCCGTTTTTGCCTAGTCCGAATACACAGGGAACTCAGGCGCTTCAGAATTTAGGTAAGCAGATCGCGAATATCGGTCAAAACATGATCGATCGTGATAGCTCCGTTAAAGCCAACAACCTAAGCCTGGAATTCAACGAAGAAATCGCAAAGGTCCAAAACGAACTTAAGCCGGATGACTATGCGACTTGGCATAAGACAATTAAGGAGCAGTCTGAGGCTCTTAGAGAGGCTTATGAGCGTCGTGCAGATGAAGTGGGCCTGACAGATAACGATAAGGCTAAACTACGCTCTAGACTCGCCGCTGACGCTTCTACGGCATCTCTGCGAGCTATGCAGGCTGCCCGTAAGCAAGAGGCCATCATTGTCCCGGCCCGCATCGAGGCTTTGACCGAACAGGTTGCTGAGGCTTCGGCTGAGGGTGGTTTTGCAGATCCTGCCACTCGAGTGCGTTTACAAAACCTGACAGATACGATTGAAAACGCGGTTCCGATTGTTGGGCGGCAACGAGCCGACGAAATGCACCTTGAGGCCAAACAGGCCATTGAGAGAAAGTATTACACTCGACAGATCGAGCTAGACCCAGAAAGCGTTGTTGCTGGTGGTATCGATCAGTTTCAGTTTCTATCAACTGAAGACGGCGGCGCTTTATACAATCGTGCTGAGACAGAAGCCCGAGCAGCTAAGGCGCTTCGGAAAGAGAAGTTTAATGCAGACTTTGCGTCTCTTGATACAGCGGTCAGTGCCGTAACGTCTCTTGCCGGTAATTTTGACCCTCAACAGCCAGTTGATGCAAAAGCCCTCGAAGACAAGTTTAATGCAGTTTCGAATAACATCGATGCCCTAGAGAAACTGTATCCTGAGTTTTCAGCCGGCAAGTTAGCTGGTATGCGAGCTGAGCTGACCGTTGCTGGTAAAGCCGCATACGTTCGCCGTGAGCTTTCTGTTGCAGAACGTGCAGATGTTCCCAGGATCATTGAGTTTTTTCGCAAGGAGATGAACCGGGCATCTGACGAAGAGATCCCGTTTATCGATCGGTGGATGGAGTCACTTAGTGCAGCTGGTCAGGCTCGGTTGGATTACATCGATGACAGGGAGATTTATTCCAGGGTCTTAAAGGGTAATGCGATTGTTAATGCCAACAATGACCCTGAAATAGCTCGGGTTGTCGATGAGCAATTCTTTGAGCAGGCAGCACCTATTGCCTTGCAACAAAACATGGGTTTGGACCCCGACGAAAACATTCAGATGCGAGATCTGATTGTCGATAACTTCCTCGGCAATGATGATGCTGGATCTGTTGCCCTTGGTTCGGGCTTCTTGATTGGCCTGGAAGCTGTTGAGACGTTTGGCTATTTGCCGCCTTATGTGCTGAACGGCATTCAGAGCCTTGCAACTGATTTGACCGAAGACCCCGAAGCCGATGTCAGGCGCTATTGGGCTATTGGCGCTTTGTCTAAGTATGTAGAGGCAGAGCCAACGCTTAGGGATGATCTTTCTAAGCAAGTACAAACCCTCGTTGATACTTACAACGCCACGGATGGTGACTCTGCTTCACCACCGATGCTTGGTGGTCGAATTGGTGAGATGATTCGCCTCAGCCGCAATGTTGATGAGTTTTCAAAAACAGCCCGGCTATCGCTTAATCAGAGCGCGTATCTCTTTGAAAAAGGAGAGCAGGGCGAAAACTCTATTGCAGAAGACAAGCTGACAGCTGAGCTCAACAAACGGATATTGTTGTTCTTTAAGGACATTCCTGACAGGCCTTCTGATATTGGGGCAACGCAAAAGCAGATCAATTTCCTTCTCGGCGTAACAGAGCAATACGTTTATCAAAACATTCGTGGCGGCATGGATCGTGAGGCTGCGCTAGATCTTGCGGTTAAGAATGTTGCTTCACGCTATCAGCGAGACTTTTCTGGTGGACAGGTAAGGCTTGATCGCCTTGGTCTGTATAACGAGAATTGGCGTCAATTTGGCTCTGGCATTACGCTAGAGGTACAGGCGGGTCGGACTCTTGTAGAATTTCTTAAAGAAAACCCTGATCTTTTAGGTACTACTGACGGCATTATTCGCAGGCTTAGC